TGTAAATCAAAGCTTTGAGCCTTTTCACACTGATGAGACACCCGGGACTCGAACCCGGGACAACTTGATTAAAAGTCAATACTTTAAAGTACCTTTAAGCCTTGTAAATACTGACTTTCTTCTCATTACATTAGACATTTATTAGACTTTGCATTTTCTACTCTGCTATGCCTACACTCTCAACATCTGCAGGCGTGCTCTTATACTCTTCAATAAACTTGCCGTTTTCATCTACCTTATAGTATACCCCATCAGTCAAAATATACACATTCCTTGCCATCACTCCCGACTGTGTCAGATAGTAGTCAATCCCATCTAGCTTTATCCACTGCCCTGAAAGCATTGCTCCGTCTGTTGGATTTAAGTAGTACCAATCCTCTTCCTGCTTGAACCATTTTTCTATAGCATTTCCAGCCTCATCAAAAACATACCAGCGACCCGCAATCTCAAGCCATTGGCCTTTTACATATTGGCCATGTAGCTTATACCTCCATCGGCCTTGCACCTGCTCCCATCCTGTGACTTCTTCTTTTTTATGCCTTTTGCAAGCCATATAAGCGCAATAAGATATAAATTGCTGACACCAATAAGCGCCGTTATCACCGTACCATGCGCCGTACTTGGTATAATTTTTATCGCCCGGATTTGTCAACTTGCCCTCTAAATCCTTATTACTTGCTTTTTCCACATAGCCTACTTCGCCTTTTAGTGTATCTATAAACTCTTCTACAGTACAGGTATCGTCGTCAAAAAGCGGATATCCGAACCCGTTTATGCGGTTGCTTCCTCCAACTTGATTAAGTGTAAATTCGTATGTCTTTATGGCCACACAACCGCCATTGCGATTGAAAAAGCCTGCAGATGTGTTGCCCTCTATTGTCACTATATTATATACATCGCCTTTTTTATTTACCTTTATCACTGCTCCCACATGAGCTACACGTCCCATATTGGGGCTGTAAAAGTAAGGTATAGCCCCGACTTTTGGCTCCTTGCCCCAGCATCCCATTTTCACAAAGTTGCCCTTACCTGAAGGGGTATACTCCGTATAGCTTCCGCAAAGAAGCTTCTTGCCTGCTGCATATGCATTATCCATGTTATCGCCTCCATTCTGGAAACATATTATTTAAGTAATATTTCTTTTGATTTTTTTCATGTTCGATTTGCGCTTCTGTAAGCTCTATCTCTCTTTGAATTTGCCTCATAGCTTTTACTATGTAGGCTTGCGCCTCTTTTTCTTCATGCCAATCCAACTCAAATTTACTCACTACATCTATCTGTAAATTTATAGTCGTACGATATTTGCATAAAAATTTCGGAAAGCTTCTGCTTACAGCTATAAAGAGATAATCTGTATTTATGCCGTTTTTGGGAATAAAAACACAATATCTGCTATCAATTTCGCCTTCTTCTTTTATTTGACCGACAAATTCATCCACGGCAGAAAGTTTTATATAGCAGCTTCCTGCAGGATATTTCTTCTTGTCTATAGCTCTTTCAAAGTCACAAACATCTGTAATTTTTATCACTTTATTCTTTTTAAGATTCATTATTCATGTCCTCAAGTAATATTTGTCTATGTGCATCAATTATGGCCATGTCTTCCACAGGTCCGACAAGGTCGCCTAGCATCTCATACAGGTCGCTCATGGTCTTTCGCTCCTCTTGCCTTATTTCTGCCAATTCTTTTAGAAGTGTCTTCATATCCGGCAGTGCTTCAGGCTCATATGTATCTACATAACGCGGAATATTTAAATTGAAATCGTTATCTTTTATCTCTTCATAACTTGCCACATGTGCAAACTTCTTTACCTCTTTAAAATCAAAGAAAGCTTTCAGAACCTTGTCTATATGCGCCTGCTCCATGATGTTATTCTTTCCCGACTTGCTAAAATCTTTTGAAGCATCTGCTACTAAGATGTTTTCTGAATTTCTTTCAAGCACTAAAACAAACACGGGAATGGCTGTATTTAAGAAAAGTTTTTCTGGCAATCCTATAATTGCTTTTATAAGTTTTTGCTCCACCAACCACTTTCGGATGTCGCCTTCTTTCTGTCCTCTGAAAAGAAGGCCGTGCGGTACTATCGCAATGAGTCGGCCATCATCTTTTAAATGACTTAGGCCGTTTAGAATAAAGCCATAATCCGCCTTGCTTTTTGGAACCCCAAAGCCGTAAAAACTGTAATCCTTCGAGTCAGGAAAGTCCATGGAATATGGTGGATTCATAACGACATTATCGTACTTACCAACCTCTTGCACGTCATCAACTTTTACACTTATTTCACCGTTGTTTTTTTTAAGAACATATCGGCTTTTCACCGTATCTCTTAAACAGTCGCCCTCTTCTACTATGCCTTCAAGTCCGTTTAAAATCCCATCAAACAAATTAAAAGCTATGGTTCTTTGACTAAACTCAATCTCATGTATCTTAGTGCCGTGTTTTTTCGCCACAGCCTTTGCAAGCGCTCCCGTGCCTGCACACATATCTAAGCAAGTGCCATCTTTTGTAAGACTTGCCACAATCTCACATATGCAGTCGGGTGTAAAATCTTGCTTCAGGCTTTTTCTATCGCCCTGTTCAGATTGGTAATAGTCTCTTAAATCTGTGATGCCATTTTCACGCATCTTCTTGACCATATCGGTGATGTCACCACTATGGATTTTATCCATTATCGCGGTCGGCAGCAGGTAGCTTTCTTTTACTCCAAAAATTTCTAAAAGTGTCATCGTGCCTTACCTATTTCCAAATTAAAAAGAGGACTTTGCAGCCCTCAACCTTCAATTATAAATTTTTCAAATCTTTGTAATATGTGTTTGAACTTATGCCAAGTAGCACACCTAAAAAGGTGTCTACCGCAGTAATGGTGCCCACTACCTGCTCACCGTGTGGCAGGTTCCAAATGCTTGCAAGTGCAAAATAAAGCGTACCTGCCGCAGGCAGTAAAAACTGTGCTACCCATTTTAAAAAATCATAAGTATTCTTACTAAACTTCATCTTATTCCTTCCTTTCTTTTGCTTCTCTGAATTTTTCTTTTATAAATTCCGTCTCACTGTCAATGTAGTGATTTTTTATATTATGTCTTTCACAGTGGTCGTAATATCGGCTTATTGTGCACATAGCTGTTTCAAATTGTTTTATCGAAAAGATATGGCCAAGTCTCAAATTTTCAGAAAAGTCAATAATCTGATTTCTCATGTCAACTGCACGCTTATCGTTCGTCTCCTCTTCAAAGCGCGTCAATCTCTCATTTATTTCTTTTACTTCCTCTTTCGTCTGTGAGCTTTTCAAAGCTATCTCATCAAGCTTCTCATAAGTCTCACGATTTAAGATGCTACCCATCCACTTCACCGCACGGCTCAAAGGATGCAGGGGGATCTTCTTGTTAAATTCTATAAGGATACTCAGCCCCCCGACTACCCACGCTATCAGCGATATTATGTCCTTCACCTGAAGGGCTAAAAACCAATCTCTAAATAGATTCAAGCCAAATCCCCCTTGTCTTTACTTATTTATATCTTCCGCATTGGAAGGTGTGGCCAACTCTGCATCATCACTTGCAAGCTCCGGATGTCCTTTTTCCTTCAATGACCTCTTTACGCCCTTCTTAAAAATTGGAAGGATGTCTCTGTATCTTGTTTCGCCCTTAATAATCGCTGTTGCAAATAAATCATATATTGCCTTCATCTTTTGTCTCCTTTTCGAAAAATAATATTAAAAAAGGACTTCTAAATATTAGAAATCCTTAATTTGTATCTTCATCATCTTCTACAGAATCAGGGGATATACTTGCTATCATAGAAGAATTTGCAAGTATCGCCTTTCTCACTTCTTCGACCTCAGCACTTCGCTTGCTATTCATCTCTTCAAGTCGCTTGTTTGTCGCCTCAAGCTCCGCCTGCAGTTTGGCCATGTCGGCCATCGGGGTCGCGTGGGTGACTGCAGTATGTTCCTTACCGCTTACATCTATGCTGTCTATAATATGCCCGTCCGGTATCTCAAACGTACCAATCTTTATGTTTTTGATGTCAAACTGCTCTGCGGCTATTGATATTACAGTACCGTCTGTTTTGTAAAACACTGTGTACCTCATATTTTACCTCTCTTTCTTAAAATCTAAATGATATTGAACTATGTGCATAAATATAAATATTAAGTCTTACCGCGCCAAGGGCTTGATTAGGTCCGTGATGAATTAAGCTTATATTACCTGCATTGTCTCTTAATAACTCAATCTGTACAGGGGTGTTTCTGATAAAAGTGCCGAAAAAATTACTGTCACCCTTACTAACAGGTATTCTTCCAATTAGATAACAGCCGTTCCCCTTATCTCTTCTCACGAAGCCATCCCACACGTCTTCTCTGATTGTTTCTACCCCAAAAAACACTGTTTCTGCATTTGCATAAGCATTTCCGAGTGCTATTGATTGATTGCGGTTCATCATACTTATTTCCACATTGGTCGCGACCATGTGGTTGTCGACTTTATCAACAAAATCTCTTGCACCAGTTACTCCATTTATATTTACATTCTTTACCACATTCTGCGGATATAAATTCGGACTAGGCAAGAATACCCAACCAGCGCCTTGTATGTAGTGCCCATTTTTTATACCAACTACAATGCCTCTTCCTCTGCCGGCATAGATATCGTCCCAAGCATGCCCATCGCCATTATTAGCACTTATAACATCGCCAGTGGTGCAAATCCACCTCGGTATAGTACCTGAAAACTTAATACCGTTTTGCGATGAAGCAGTCTGCCCACTTAATATTGAGTCAGCTCCTGCGGTCCCTAGATTTGCCGCATCTATGCAGACGTGCGGATGTCCATTATTTCTATTGTAATAAGCATTTCCATGAGGTAGGTCTATGTAAAATGTAGGATTACTCGGTTCCGTCCAGTAATCAATTCCAAATGCAGCGGATTTATTGATTCTATAGTTGCTGTCCTGAGTGTTAATCATTTTAACTTTACCCGTGATACCAGCCACGGTTAAATTACTGAGCATTCTGTTCGCATCTATACCTGCTACATTTGCCAGCACTGAATATGGTATAGCCACACACGGCTTCCATTGACCATTTTGCAAGTAAAAACCTTGCTCCATTCTGGCCAAGAATTTCGAGTCCCAATGTGCATTTTCAAAACTTACCGTATCTACTATATTCCCACGATTAGTCATTGTGCCCTGCACGGGTTCATCATCGCTGTCAGCCGTCAAGGCCGTGTAACCCTGCAGGACGTGTTCTCTCCTTGCCGTCACGTCATCAGATGATACGCCTCCACCCGAACTTCCGGGTATTAAAATCTTACCCATATCACACCCCCTTTAAGCCAACTTTTATATCGGCACCGGGCTTTTTATAGGCATAAAAAATGACACTACCGTTTTTAGTGTCACCGTCAAGAATAAAAGAAAAGTTCTTTTCATACGCTTTTACAAGCCTATCATTGTTTTGAATACTCTTATCAATCCTTTTTACTAAAGTAGGATTATCATCTGCCTTGATACCAAACACAGCAACTTCCTGCTTGTAGAAATCCCCTTCACCTACCCAGCCATTCACTGTTAGAGTAACATCTATTACTCTTCCGATTTCATCAGCCTTGCCCCTGAGCTCTTTAATTGACTTATATATCCTGTTAAACAGCCAATTAAAAAATGCTGCAGGTGGCTTATATCCTGCCACAAAACCTGTATTTTGAAGCGACTCAGGCGGTGCACTTCCTACAGCTTCCCACTTTGGTAAATCCTCATTAAACTGCATAATACTCCTTTCTATCTCAAGGGCAAAACAGGTGCGTTATCATCGTCTCCCAACATAAGCCCTAGATATCCTCCAAAACTGTTGTTCAAATCTGCAAAACCTTTAGACTCGTCATATACATTCTCACTGCTGTCAAATTCAAAGGTGCCTTCAAAACCGTCCGTTATAATTCCAACACCTATAGGTAAGAGCTGTTTTATAAGCTGTATTGCCTGTCTACTTGAAAATCCGCTGGCAACGAGAGTAGCAAGAGGTATTGACCTTATATGTACATTACCTCCTTCAGCATCATCAATTGCTAATTCATTGCTGTTATCATCCATGCCCAACATAGACCTTGCAACTCTTATAACCGAATTATAATTACCTGTTACAAGATTTTTACCGATACGCATATATAACAGGTATCTATATTGATTATCGTCTAAGCTACCTCTTAACTGACCTATCATGTTTCCAAAATGCTCAAGAGTTGCTCCATAGGCCTTTGTCAAATCCTTGGAGTTTTTTGTGTCAATGATGTCATTCATAAGCTTATCTATGGCAAGATGTCCTATCTCAAGAAGCTTGTAGTTATTGCTTTCCGGATCCTTCCTATAGCAGTCTGGAAGCAAGTAAGATTTATTCATCAAACCACCTCCACGC